TCGAGGCGAAGACGCGAGCCGCTCGGCGGGCGATGTAGTTGCGGGCCGCCTCTGGGAGGTTGTCCCAAACCAAGTCCCGTATGAGCCGGCAGGCTTCGAGGTAGCTGTCGGTGAAGGTGTCCACGCCCGTCGCAGCGTTGAACAGCGACTGGCCGCGTTGAACGGGCCGGAGGGAGTCGGTGAACGTGCGGGGGTCAAACTCGACGCGGAGTACGTCGGCGGCTAGCGTGATCTTGCTGGTCGCGGAGTCCGGTGTGAGTCGGACTTCCCATTCGGTGTTGAAGTCGTAGCCGGAGGTTTGAACAGCCGTGGACTCTTGGCGAAGCGTCTGAAGGGCAAGCTCAGCGTCATCGTTCAGCCCGTCCAGTGAGCTTACGGGACGCTCTCGGATCGCGGCTAGCGCCATGTTGACGGCTTCAAGTTCGGTGAGCATGTTGGTTCCTCAGGTGAAAACGACAAAGCCCCTTTCGGGGCTTCGCCGGTGCAGTCCGTTCAGTTCATTAGGCGGCGTTGAGGTTCTTGTCGGTGATTTCGACAGCACACTCGGGGCGGAGGACGTTGTGTCCCATGACGTACGAAGTGGTGAAGAGGTCGACGAAGTTGCGGTGCTGGCGGCTTCGTTCGGTGAACGGGAGAGCCGAGATAGCACAGCCGATGGCCTGGGGGTGCCAGGCGACGCCGAGAGTCGGTGTGTAGTCGCCGGTACGGGCCGTCTGGTTCGCCGAGTGGACGCCAGTCGGGGCGGAAGTGATGTCAGTGGACGGGAGGTGGGTGGACTTGACCAGCATGAAGTTGGCGATCATGCGGAGGTCGGATCGCTGGAGCGAGCCGTTGCCGCCGTAGTCACGGTTCATGACCTGGAGACCTTGGGTGCTCGGGTACAAGAGGTGGTATGTGGTGGGGGAGATGGCGAGGTAGCGAGAGTCTTCGGGGATGAACTTGTTGTCCATCACGAGAGCCGCTCGTTCAATTGCAGTGAACCACTCGGAGGCGTTACTGGCGCCGGTGGTCAATCCGTTGTCAAGGGTGCCCGCGATCTGGGCGGTGTTCCAGGCGTCGTTGCCCCCAGCCCCGGCAGTGCGGCCGCCGGAGGTACCGCCATCCTGTCCGGTGACGAAGCCCGCCGAACGGGCCGCCTTGGTGATGACCTGGGCCACGACCTTGTCGTAGTTGATGGTGAGAGCGCTGACGGTTTCCATGACCCCTTCGGCGTCAGGCTGCCACGCCTTGACGTAGCGGTCGCCGTCGTCAACCGTGAAGCCCGACCAGAACGGTCGGTCGATGCCGATGCTTCGCTTGTTGAGGGCGAGCTGCCCCGGGTCAATCTCTTCGCCAGCAATTGCGTGGTACTGGCCCGTCAAGATTCCGTGGATATCGAATGAGATCGTGTCGTTGCCTCGGACAGCTTCCTTGGTAGCAACACGGTCGATGAATTTTGATTGTTCGCGGAAGAGGGCGTCGACACGCCCAGAGAACCGCTCGTAGAAGAGAGCCTCGTTCGAGCCGGTGTTGTTGGCCTGCCCGAGGCGGGTGACGTTGTTGAAGTTTGACATAGGTGTATGTCTCCTGTTTCAGGAGGAGCTGCTGTTGAGCTGAAAGGACTGCGTAGTGCTTAAAGAACAAGGCCAAGGACTAGGCCAAGGCGTAGGGAGGAGCCGCCGGTCGTAGTAGAGAAACCGAAGGCACCGAGAGAGCCGTCATCGAGACGGCCGTTGATCTTGAGGCTCGGGGTTGCGGGGGCGGCTTCGCCGGCTCCGACCCAAGCAGTGATCTCGGGAGTTTCCAAGTCAGCGACATCCCAGCTTGAATCGAGGCTGAGAGTCTGGAGGGCCGTGGGGCCCGTGATGCTGTAGGTGTTCTGGAAGTCAGCGAAGCTGTTGTCTGTAGGGTCGTCAGGGTTTCGGAAGTCGATGGTAATGGCATTGGCGCCGAAGCCGAAGCCCTTGGTGGTGCCGTCGATTCCAAAGATGTTGTCAGTGTCGGGCGGGTCTGCGTTGGTGACGATGTCGCCCGAGAAGGTGATGCTGCCGTCGGCGCCGAGTAGGCGACAGTTTCGGATGCGGAACTCGCCGCTGAAGTCGGACGACACGCCAGCGAGGCGGGTCGTGGTGACGAAGTCACATCCATCGGCGATGATACTTGAGCCTTGGTACAGGCCCACGAGTCCGCGAGACGCTGAGCCGCCGAGCACGCAGTTCAAGAGGTAGACCCTAGTGGCGGCGCCGTTGTTCTTGCCTATAGGTGCGATCTGCTGACTTGCCTGTGTCTCCTTGTTGACCACGCGGTTCCACAAGACGTCAATGGCGTTGGAGCCACTGTGGTTCGTCATGCGGTCGCAGTAGATGTCTTCAAAGCAGGAGACGTGTGTCGTTGGGTCCGTCCAGTCGGACGGAGGAGATGATGCGTTGTACTGGCCAAGCCGGGCCCCGACAGTGGCGATGTGCTCGAAGCAGATGCCGCGACGCACCACGGCGGAGTCAACGTCGCCTACGTGGGCCTTACCGAACGCGGCGTCTCCTTGGGTCAGGGTGCCCGCGTCGCCGCTTACCGAAGCGCTGGGGTGGTACTTCCACCTCCAACTCCGGTGCGTTACTAGATCCTGAGCGAGGACGTACTCGTAGGCATCGGCGCCATCAGGCTTCATCGTCCACAGCCCGCCGTCATCCGAAACCCCGAAGGCTTGGTGGCGGTTGACGGTGAGCCCGGTACTGGGCCCGCCATCCCCTTGGACGACCGCGAAGCCGTCGTCTCCGGGAGAGCCCTCCATGAGGTTGTCCTGGAGCAGTACCGTTTCGGCATCGAACAGTGAGACGAATCGCTTGCCGTTGGTGCCGGCAAGGCCGGAGACCTGGACTCCAATGAAGCCGTAGTCTTCGACGCCGTTGAACGAAAGGAAAGGGCTGCTGCCTGAGTTCTGTACCAGGGCCCAAAGACCCTCGGCGGATTCGTCGAGTTCGGAAGCGGCCTTGATGAACACCGATGATCCGCTGGAGTACCAACAGAAGGTGCTGGACGCGAAGTCTCCCGAAGCCACCGAAGGCAGTACGACTTGGTACTCAGTACTCCGGAAAGCCTCACGCTTCGCCGCGTTCATGAGGAAGCCGTCTTCGCCCACCGCCGTGCCCAGGCCAGAGACAGGGATCCTCTTGGCGACGTTGGCGAAGGGCGTGTACTGGTAGAAGACACTGAAGAGGCCCACGGAACTCCAGGAGCCTCGGGACTCGATGGCTGCTATTTCTGTTGACAAGTCCCACTGGCCGGTGCCGGCAGTAGGGCGGCCTGTGAGCTGGATAGCCGCACAGAGGTTCGCCCGGGATGCCTGGGGAGATCCAACAGCCACACCGCCGGCCGTAATCGTCAGGTCATTTGCCGAGACGAAGTACAGGCTGGAGATGCCGTTTGAGAAGTTGTACAGCGAACCCAGCCACTCTTCAGCGGGGATGTCTCCGATAAGGGCAATGACAACTCTCTCGTTTCCGGAGAGAGCGTCAGCGGCGTCCAGGGCCCCCGTAAAGGTTGTGGGGGAGCCGAACGATGAGCCGTCACCTGTGCCACCACCACTGACCCAGTAGACGACATCGGCAGCGTCAAAAGCAGACTGAGGCGTGGTGTTGACGTTGGCGTTGGCGGGGGAGGGGAAATACTGAAGAGACATCAGCCCTCCCTGATTTCCGCGTTGACGTTACCGCCGGCGCCCACCAGGACCACACGCATCTCTGGGAAGATCGCGACGTAGTCAGCGGTGTTGCCGGTCAGGGGGCTGGTGAAGATGTCGATAGGCGAGTAGAGGGACCCCATGCGGCCTTGTAGCTGTACGGTCCCGCCCCCGCCTCCGAAGTCGATCTGCACCAAGCCGTACCCCTGGTGGCTCTTAATCGACTGCACAGGGACCCATTCACCGGTGACTGTACCGGTGAGGTTCTTAGCAAGTGTTGGCATTTGTAGTTACTCCGGAGAGTCAAAGGATGGAGGGACGAGATACCAGCCCTCGGGGTAGTCGATAGGGCCTCTGAGTGTCCACTCACCGTCGAGAAGTACGTAGACATCGCCTTGGACTTCCGGCCCGACTTTCATGGGAGAGTCCTCACGAACGAGAACTGTCCTCCCATCGGCGCACCCGGTCGCGAAGGCGGTTAAGCACGTCGCTATCGCGATCGGCGCCCACAGACTTGCGAGTCTGCTGGGCACGGTGTGAAAGAAGCTTGAACGCGAAGTCGAGTAGGACCCGGAAGAACGAAGCCACATCAGTCCTCGGTGTTCTCCGCATCTTCAGCGGTCAAGGCGTCGTAGACATCTGAGCCCTTGTCGACAACATCGCCGAGGTCAGGCTGCGTGGTGGGGTCGTTGTCGAAGTAAGCGATCGCGGCGGTGATGACGGAGATGACGAGAAATCCGGCGAGGGCCCAGATTGACTTCTTCTTGGTAGCTTTGGTCATTGTATATTCCTTGTAAAGCCGCCCTGGGAGCTGGTGGCGGCTAGGCGAGCGTCCACTTCCTTAGTGAATTTGTCTTCTTTGCCGTAACGAGCGTCCGCCATAGCCGCACGCTGCTCGTCGACACTGAAGAAGGCCGATGCCGCCGGAGGAGTGTTTCCTCCGCCGCCGACGACCGGTGGGGCCGTCTGCTGGACAGCCGCGTTCCTGCGGTCAAGCAGAGCCCGCATTGCTACTTGCCGAGCCGCCGGCTCCGAGGAGTTCATCGCCGCATTGAACGTCTCTCGCTCTTCCTCGCTGAGGTTGGAGTTGGCCCACTCCTGGGTCTGCTCCCAGGCTTGCTTTCCCCCGACGGGCGCAAGTAACTGAGCCTCACGCTTCTCGGCTAGAGCGATCCGGCCTTCGATGGTCTCTTCCATGAAGGAGCGGGGTAGACCGTGGGTCTTCTCGATGTTCGCGAACGTCTCATCGCTGAGGGCGCCGTTCTTGTCCCACTCGTCCGCGAAGCCCGCGAGGTCTTCAGCGGTCATCGGCCGGTAAGCGGGGGCCGCCGGATCATTCTGCGGTTCCGTCGGCGGGGTCTGAGGTTCATCACTCATTGTTCAGTTGGTTCCTGTGGCGGCTGCGCGGCCGCACTGGCAGCGGCACCGGCAACAGGGCCGGCGGCTTGCTGTGCGAGCTGGGCCGCGAGTCTTTGTCGTTGGAGTTCTTGCTGTTCTTGCGGGGTCCGGATCAGACCCTCGGGGTCAATCCCCAGGTTCGTCGCCAGTCGTGTGGCGAATCCATCGGGGCTGATGAAGTCGAGGGCTTCCGGTCCAAACGTGTTCTGGAGGATCTGAGCAAACTGGATGTCCTTGCTCAGGTCGTTGGTTCTGCCGAGGGCGTCAACGCCCGTAACGATCACCGGCTCAGCCAGAGGCCTGCCGTTGCTCTTGAGGCTGGGGAACTTCTCGATCTCCTTGGAGAGACGATCAGTAACGATCTCGACCAAGCGGAGCTGGAAGTCTGTACTCAACGCGGAGTACACGCCACCGAGGGCCTGCTCTAGCTCGTTGGCCAGCCGGCGGATCTCTTCGGCCGTGACTCGTTCGCCAGCGCGTTGGATGGCGAAGTTGTTCAAGAAGGCCAGGTCAAGTCGCCGGGTGATGGTGTCTGCCATCTGTTGGACAGCCGAGATGTTCAGGGCGCTCGTCTCGTTGAGAGGCGTTACGTCCTGGTCCCGCCCGGCCACGTAGTCGCCGGGCGCGGCTTGTTCGAGGTCTGCGGCTCGCGTGACACCGTTGGGGTCCACAAGGCGGACGCTGCGGGCCGCCGCGACAGCCGAGGCCCCCGCCCCGAAGGACAGGTTCTCAAGGAGACGGAGGTCTCCGATTAGGTTGTCGCAATACGACCGGCCATAGTCCTCGCCGTCGATGACATCCATACGCAGCAGGAGGTACGGGAAGATCTTGTACGTCTTCCGCGTCCCGGGGATCATCTGATCCTCGACGTGCTGCGTGGCCTCCCAGGAGTACGAGCCCTTCTTGCCGCGTCGTTGGAGCCAGGTGTACAGGGCGACCTTGTCGTCTTGGTCCGGGAGTTCAGACTTGTCCACGCCGTCGGGGACGGAGTCTTTGTGGATGTACTCGACTGTCAGGAATTCGAGGACGCTGCCGTTGCCGTCCCGCCGGCTGACGAAGCGGGTCATCGGGATTGTGCGGGGCTTGACGCCCTCGCGTAGGTCGATCGAGGCCGTTCCGCCGACGATGACCTGCTTGATGGCCTCGAAGACTGAGGCCCGGAGGCCCATCTTCTCGATCTCGCGGAGGATGATCCGGTCGATCTTGGCCAGAGCCTGCTCGACGCTGTTAGTGGCGCCTTGGCTTGCCGCCTCTTCGGAGACGTCCTCGGTCATGATATGACGGAAGAAGGGCTCGTTCGGAGGCAGCAAGGCCATGAGGAGCTTGCTGGCCAGGTTGTTGACGCCCCGGCCCCCGACGCTTTGCCAGGGGTCTTCGAGGCTGGACCAGGGGTTGTGGCCATCAGGCGGGAACAGTGAGGGAAGCGTGTACTTCGCGAACGTCTGGGCCCGATCCAGGAAGGGCTCCCGGTCGGTGACGAGCTCGTCGTACCGCGACTTAGCGGTAGTTTGTGTTGTCATTTAGAGCCGGAAGGGGTTGGCGCGATCTCTTCCTTGTGAGAGGGGGTTCACAAGCTGGACCTGGAGAGAGTCGACAGAGGCGGTCCGGTTGTCGCGATCGCGTGTAGGTGTCGTTGCCGACTGCTGGTCTGTGGTGGGCTCGGGGGCCACGGGGGCCGCCGGTGGTGGTATCACTGGATCAGGGGCGTCTGGGATCCGCGTCTCGATGCCTAAGACATCGTCGGCTATTTGGGAGAGTCCGCACATGAGTTAGCCTTTAGGCTCCACCGTGACGCGGTTGACGAAGCTAACGTTATGCTGGCGTTCGGCGTTGCTCACGAGAAGCTCGATCAGCGCCGCTGCGTTCGGCCACGGTGGGGAGTGTTTGTGTTTGAATAGGGCTGCGGCGAGTTCAATAGAGACAGGGGCATCCTTGACTTCTGGAACAGTATTCAAGGGTCAGGCTCCTCATTAAGTACATCACATTAGCCATTAGCGTGAAGGCCCAAAGCGACCTCAATCGCGATGCGGGGGTCCAGAAGCTGATTGCGGTCCAGCTTCAGCGTCTGTGCCTGGATGTCGTAATCAAACGACATCCTCCGCTTGCCTTCGTACACCTCGATGGCCATCCGCTCGCTCTCGTGCTTGTACACCTGATCGCTCGTGTCAATGCGGCGCCCGGGGCGTACGAGGCAAAGCATCCCGCCTAGAGACCTAATAGACTGCACCTCGTTCGGGTAGCGGACATCGTCGACAATCACAGCCGTGGGGCGGCCGTCTCTCGCCGACTCGAACTGAGCTTCAGCCTGGCGCACCCAGAAGTATGGATCAAACCTGCGGCCGATCTCGCCGACAGTCTGAGCCATTTCGCGGTACAGCGGCTCGTTTGTCTCCTTATGGATACCCATAGAAGTCATGGCGTTCTTCAGCGGAGCCGCGAACATGTGCTTCTGGACGTTGATGTCGTCGCCGTGCCGCTCGGTCAGCCACTTGATCAGCTCGTCGGCGCAGGTTGTCTTCCCGGATTTGGCACACCCTGCGATCCCGAGGATGAAGAAGGGGCCCAGGGAATCACTCGATTTGTCTTGCTGCACCAATCACTTCTCCTGAGAATGCGAGCCACGCGAGCTTGGAGAAGCGCGTGGTCTTCGGTGTGCGGAGGGCCGGCCTCTGGAGGCCCGTCCTTGGCTCTGGTTACTGCGGCTTTGGTGGGGTACTTCTTGCCTGACTTCCCGACCCAGTGGGTTGGCGTCCGCTCGTACGCCGCGACTACAGCGGCCCAAGAACAGTCCTTGTCCAGGATCCTCTTGGCCTTCTCGGGGCCGATGCCGGGGCAGCCGGGGTAGTTGTCGGTGGCGTCGCCCATGAGTGTCTGCTCTAGGTGCCAGCGGTCGCCTTGTTCTTCGGTGACTTCAAAGACCCCGCGTGCTAGGTCCTTGTGGTTCAGGTGGCGGCCGGGTATTTGGAGGAGGTCTTTGTCGGAGGTGACGATGATGGCCTCACGCACTGTCCCTATGGTGCTCGCCAGGAAGCCCAGCATGTCATCGGCTTCGAGTCCCTCCCACGAGTGAACCCCGTACTGGCTCGCCGCATGCTCGCGTAGATCGGAAAGCACGGAGGGGCGGATCGATGCGGACCTGTTCCGCTTGTACTCCGGCCAGTAGTCATGTCGCCAATACCGCCGACTCGGGCAGCTGACACAGAAGACTTTTTCCGTAGCTTGACACGCTTCCATAATCGTGCGGACACGAGTATCTAGAGTCTTCTTCGCGTGCCCAAAGTCAGCTACAGCACTGGCCTCCCCATCCTCCCACTCATACGTACTCTCCGAAACAAACGCGGCCTCATGTAGCAGGATGTCCCCATCCAGCAAAGCCACAGTAGAACTCGGCGATGGCATTGAGTTCCTCCAGGCTGGCGTCTCTCTTCAGCGTGTTCACGCGATTGGAGACGACGATGATGTTGTTGGGTGTGTACCCGAGTTCCGGTCTTATGCGGTCCAGCGATGGGCTGCACTCGGAAGCTCGGCCGTCGGTGATAACGAGAGGAACCCCGGACACCGGGCAGTGTGTCGGGATCTGGATGTGATCGACAGTGATCGTGAAGGGGACATTGTCCCGCTTGGCTCTGTGCTTGGCCTGGCGGTACATCACGCGGGCTGGGTCGGCCCGGCGGTCCCTCTCGTCCTTAGTGAGTTTCCGCCCAGGTTCGGCCAATCTTGGCCTCCCCGTCGAGTGGGCACTTGAAGTTGTAGAGCTCACCGGCACGCTTAAGGGAAAGCGGGCCCAGCTTCGCTACAGCTTCAGCGTGCTGCTCGGGCACCTCGGACTGGACTTCGTCGTGGACGTGGGCGACAAGGGACCAGTCCACGCCGTGAATAAGTCCGATTTCGTCCCGCACGGACTCGACAAACAGTACCGTGGCCCGCTTCATAAGCACAGCCTCGGCTGACTGGAGAAGCGTGTTGAGGGCCGCGTGCTTCTTGCGAATGGAGAGAGGGGCGCCGTCTAGGGCGTGGATAGGCTTCTTGTTCTTGGCGCGGGCTCCAAGAGCATCAATCAGTTTGCCAAGACCCCTGACCCGCCTCTCGATGTTCTGCTTGCCATAGAAGCCCCGCTTCCAATCCGCAACTCGTTTGGGCGTGACCTTGCCTTCGCGGGCGAGGCTACGCTTTGCCCAAGCAGGTAACGGTCGCGACTGCGCCTTACTCTCGTGCTCCGGAGCCAGTTCCTCTAGACCCCGGCCTAAAGGTTCGGGGCTCGACCCGAAGAGGTGGGCGTATCCCCCCGTCTTGGCCCGAGGTCTATACTCGGGCCCAGGCGGAAGGCCGAAAGCCTTCTGGTTGAGCGCGTGGATGTCGCCCTTGAGTAGGACATCGATATACGCCCCAGAGTCGTACGACTCCAGGTAGTGACCGAGGCACCTCGACTGGATGCCTGTGCCGTCCCAACCCACAATGAGATTACCGGGACCGGCAGTGTAGACGGCGCGGAAGTCGGCGCCCCAAGCGCCCTCTTCGCCCCAGATGAGTTCCTTCTGCTTGTTTACTTTGACCTTCGGGGTCTGGGCGACATTGGGCTCTTTGTGAGTACACCTACGGGTCACGGCGCCGCAGGTGATAACGCCGCCGTGGATACGGCCGTTCCGTTCGAGCTTCAGTACGGCGTTCTTCCCGGTGGCCAGTTGGCCCATGATCTTCCGGGTCTTGAAAAGGCGCTTGAACAAGGAAGCGCCTTCGATCTCCAGGCTCGCCAGTGTCTCATCGTCTAGAACCGCAAGTCCTGTATCCGTGAACTTCGTCGGCTCCCATCCCTGGGACATCAGGTACTTCGTGACCTGCGGCCGTGATCCCGGGTTGAACGGGGTCTCCTTGACCTTGTTCGGGCCACGCTGGGCGGGCAAGTCCTTGGCTTTCGCCGCTGCCCCTTTCGTCGGGTGCTTCTTCCCTGATGCACCTACCCAGTACTGCGGAGTCTTCATCTCCTGCTGTGTTGGCGGGACCAAGTCGACCAGTTGCTGGTGGATCTCATCATGGAGAGCCGCGAGTCGCATGTGCATCTCGTGCGCGTGCTCCATGTCCAGAGCGAATCCGTGCTGTTCTTGTTGAGCAATGATCTCTGCGAATCGGTGCTCTAGTTCAATGGCCGAGGCCCACCGCTCGGTCATAAACGGCTGGAGGTACCGCCACAGGGCCAGCGTGACCTTTGTGTCCTGCTCGCAGTATTCCTGCATCTCATGAGACCACTCGGACCAGTCTGTCTGCTTGCCGAACGATCCCTTGTGGATGCCGAGTCGCCAACCCCAAGCCTCCAGGGAGTAGGAGCCCAGGAGGTTCGCCGGCATCACGCTCTTGACGCCCCAGTGATCCTCGTAGTCCATGGCCTTGATGTCAGGGAACAGGAGACGGGTGAGTATCAAGGTGTCCCGGAGGGTCTTGCCGGAGAGTTCGATATCACCTAGGCAGCGGCGGAGTACCGGGAGGTCGTAGCCGATGATGTTGTGGCCGACGATGGTGTCAGCTTCGCCGGCGAGTTCGTAGTACGCACAATGTAGGGTGGGATTTACCCCGCTGTACATTTCCTCCGTATCAGCATCAATCGTCACCAGCGAGTGAATCTTCGTTGCGTCAAGAAGAAGCCCGTCGGCTTCCAGGTCGAAGACGAGTGTTTTAGTCAAGGACGTGGTACTCCCCATGTATGAAGACCTTGATGCCCGGGGTCTCCAGTTCGACGATGGGCTTACCGAAGTACCGCAGTAAGTCGTCGCCCTCTTCGATTGAGCTTGTCCATTTTGTGTGGACTCGGCGATACCAGTCCATTACAGTCTTAGACCGGATGAGCCCTTCAGAACCGGCGACGACAAGCCTTCTGGCGCAGCTGCGACACGCCGCCCAAGGCGCTACTACATATTGCCCCTTCTTTGCTGCTTGCTCCTCGGCATGGAGAGACCGTTTGTGTCTCTCTTCATTCGAGCACCCAACCAAAGGAAATCGGCCGTCCATGGGCCTGTTGCAATAGACCGAAGTGGTTCCGTCTGTATCCCCTGCCCACGGGCACGCGCCCACCTTGCTTGACGGATCTGTAGAGAATTCCAGTGCACAGTCCGCGACCCAGTTTAGGAGACTCACCGCAGCGGATCTCTGCTTTCTATTAAACTCGCCCATCAAAACGGTACCTCCTCACCTTCAGCGGCCTCAGCCACCTCAGGCTCATCTACAACCTCTTGAAGCCTTCCAGTCTTCTTGTCATACAGAAGCTGGCACGCCTTACCGACATCGCCCGTCTCGCGGTTCTTCAGCACCCGCACGGTCGTTCGGTCTCGCTTCTCGGGGTCTTCGTGTTGTTGGTTTCGCTCAAGCCCGATGACGATGTTCGAGAACCCGCCCACGGCTTGAGAACCTCGAATGTCATTCAGCGTCACGCGGCCTCCCTCTTCGGTGGGAGTGCCGTCGTGTCTGCGTACGTGGGCAACGATGATGACCGCGACGTTGGCCTCTTGCGCCAGGGATCGGAGCTTGGCGACCATCTCATCGATGGCCTTCCGCTCGTCCTGTGACTGAGCCCCGGCCATAGAGACGGTTATGTTGTCGACGATGATCAGGTTACAGCCGTCGGCCTTGGCCATGTAGCGGACGCGGGCTACCAGGTTGCCCGGTTCAAGCGAGCCGAAGTGGTCGTAAAAGAACATTCGACCCGACGCAACAGACGTCTTCCACGCCTGTTCCAGGTCAGCGTCCACGCCGCCGAGGCCATCCACATGGAGCCGTTTCCCAACAGCAAGGCCAGCGTAACCCAAAGCAGTTCGCTCAACGGACTCCTCCAAGAAGATGTTGCCGATGGACCAGTCGTGGTTGTCGTGGTAGTGGGCCGCGATTTGGCGAGCGACCTCGGACTTTCCGACGCCGGTGCCAGCGACGATGGTCCACAGGGCCCCGGGCCTGAGGCCCTTGACCAGGTTGTTCAGTCCTTCCCACTGGGTCGGAGTAGCGTCCCAGAGGTTCGAGTTGACTACGCGGTCCCACAACTCAGCGCCGGTGATGATTCCGTCGGGTCGGTAAGGCCGGGCTTGCCACTGGGCTCGACGGAGTTCGTCACGCCTGCCCGCGACGAGCATGTCGCTTGCGTCCTTGAGAGGCAGCGTGGCGATCTTGGCCTTGCCCGGTGTGATCAGCTCCGCACAAGCGACGGCGGCTTCCTGGCCCAGGGCGTCCATGTCGAACATGAACACGACTTCATCAAAACGCTCAAGGAATTCGAGGCTTCTCTCGATGTCTCTGACGGCGGATGGGGCTCCGTTGGGGATGGAGACGACGGGCCACTTGCACTCGCCGATCTCCGCCACGCTTAGAGCGTCAATCTCGCCCTCGGTGACCACGATCATCTTGCCACCCGAGCCCCAGAGGTGCTGGCCGAATAGCCCGGCCTGCTTGGGCTTGCCGATCCAGCTCATCTCTTTGTCGCGGGTTCTCCGCTTCTGAGCGACGAGCTGGCCTTTGTCGTTCACGTACCCCGCGAAGTGACAGCCGTTCGCTGTGCCATAGCGGAACTTGCGGCATGTGTCTTCGCTGATCTTTCGGGCAGGAAGCGGCGTGTACTCAACGGGCTGGAGGCCGGGTACAGCAGGAGTCGAAGACTCCCCTTCTCCGTTTACGTGCGTTCCGCATGCGAAGCAGTAGGTGTGTCCGTCGTCGTAGGTGGCATTAGCATCTGAAGATCCGCACGCTGCGCAGGGTCCTTTGCTGACGAGCGTGCTTTCATTCAATCGAATTCCTCCTGGTCCGCTTCGGAAGCCACGGTGATCTGGTACTCCGCGATGATGTCGGCTCCGTCAATCGCGGTAGCGCCGGCAAGCAAGAAGCGCCGAAGCTGTTGAAGGGTGCTCCGGTAGTAGGGCGGGTTCGAGCACTCAAACAGCCATTGCTCACCATCCTCCCAAGCTTCAGCTAGCTCGTGATCAAGGCGGCGAGCTTGGCCGTTGTCGGGGTCGTCCCGGATCTTGCCTTCCATGAAGTCAGACATGAGACCAATAGCGTGGTCACTAATCGATATGATCATTCAATCCCTTTCGCGGGTAAGGGGCCCCTCCGGGTCTACCCGAAGCGGTCCCGTAGTCACAGCAACCGATCGCTTCCGTGCGCATCAGG